ATTCATCTGGGGCTAACCCCTTATGTAATCTAGGCGCACCGGCAAATAAAGCAGGATTAACAAAAGCTGTTTGTGGCTTATCATAACCGACAACTCCGCCACTATGCCATAAACCGACACCTACGGGAATTGAAGAACCACCCCCGCCAAACAAACTACCTGCAAAAGAACCTAAAGAGCTTAACCACCCGCCAGCATTTTCTGATATTGCGCCGAATAATGGTTGCATAATTTGCTGATAAAGAATCATCTTCATCATGTCGGAAATCATGGATTGAATCATGTCGGAAAATGAAGCCTTACCGGTAAGGCAAAAATCAACAAGAGCCTCAGCACTGTCTTTACCCCACCCTTCAATCGCCTGTTTAAGTTCCTCAAATCCATCTTTTGTTTTTTCTGTGGCTTTATTCATTTCATCAAGTGCCTGTTTGGAAGCCCTGCCATAAGTCTCTTGGTCAATCGCCCCCATTTTTAAAAGCTGATTTAATCGCTCCATTGTTGTAGCGTAATTTTCGAAAGGTGTGCGAGTAGCTTCAAATATTCTCTTTGCTTCGGCTGTTGCATCTGAAAGTTTTTCTGTTGCCTTGTTCATTTCATCAAGTGCCTGTTTAGAGGCCCTTGAATAAGTATCTTGGTCAATCGCTCCCATTTTTAAAAGCTCGTTTAATCGCTCCATTGTTGTGGCATAATTTTCAAAAGGTGTCCGAGTAGCTTCAAATATTCTCCTCGCTTCGGCTGTTGCATCTGAAAGTTTTTCTGTTGCCGCCGTTGATTCATCAATAGCGGGAACATGGTTTTGTTTCATTGCTTTAGATAAGTCGTCGGCTGAAGCGGTCATTGCATCAAAGCTATCTCTTGCTTGATAATGCAAATCTTTGGCAGCGTTCATTGCAGCCTGTGCATCATTGCGTGATTCAGCGGCAAACAGTTTCCACATATCGGATTCTTTTCCAAAAGACATTGCGCTACGAACGCGGAAATATGCTTGCTCTAGTTTTAAATAACCAGCTAAAAATGTTAATTGTGCTGAAGCGATTGAATAGATAGCACCCGTAGCACCTGCAACAGCTCTGATTAATCCCTGCCCAATATATAGCTGAAGATTTGCAACAGTTGCTGTTAACTGCTCCATTTTTTCTTTTGTCGTTTTTTGCGATAAGTCATATCTATCTAACGCCTCTTTACCGGCATCAATAGTCGCATTAAGTATCGCTAACTTTCTATCCTTATCGGAAAGCTGCTCAACTGTCTTTCCTAATGATTTTGCCATTGCTTCGTTAGCCGAACCAACTTTCATAATAAGGCCAAGATTGTCAAGAATTAAAGGAGAGCCACGCCCGACACCTGTTGCAATATCGTTAAAGGCTTGTGTAGTGGAAATGCCCATGTCTCGTGCTTTAGCACGAGCAATCTCCATTAATATTCCTAATTTCTCAATCGGAATACCAAGAGACATGGCACGGTTTGCAGCCTCAGTTAATGACTTCTCATCAATTAGATTAGCGGATTTTTCTCGTAAGGTTGCATAAAGTCTATCGGCATCTGCTCCCATTGCAGTGGCCATTGAACGAAAAGCCATTTTGCTTTGTTCAAATTGGGCGGAAATCTCCGCCATATTCCATGCCTTACGCAATAAATAAATAACGCCTATTCCGGCCATTAATCCCTTTAATGATGTTGCTACTCCATTAAAGCCATTTTGCATAGTCTTCGCTGATTTTTGAATATCAGCGGACGTTTTTTTGCCCTGATTTCCAAAAGTTTCTAAATCGGCTTTACCTTTTTTTAATTCTCGGCTATCTACTTTAAATCCTAGACTTGCAAAGTCCATTTTTTTTCCTTTTGTTTTTCTTTGCTAAATGCCTAAACATTTTTTTTAATTGGCTATCAATGTCTTTTCGCTTTTCGGTTACAGGTATAAATGGCGGTGGACAGTTTGCTTCTCTTGATTTATAAACTTGGTCTGCATAAGCAACCGATAATGAGTGGATAATTTCCAGCTCATAATAATCAAGATTAATATAGTTATTCCAAGCATTTAAGTCGCTCCAAGTTAAAGGGCTTTGACCGTCACTACCCACAACTCCTAGTCGATTCAAACATTGAATATAAAATCCAGTTCCTAACGGCTCTGGTATCTCTTTTAAATTATCATTGACAAGTCGTGATTCATAACGCCTTACTTTTGATTTTTCTGGCGTTGTGTTTAACCACGCTTGTTGCCGGACAATTATTTCCCAACTTGCCCGGCACTCGGCAAAAAATTTGCGCGGTCACCAATAAACATATCAAGCTGTTCAAACAGCCACGGATAATCAGTCAAGAGGTTAACGGCATTGGCAAAACTAAAATCCACCTTTACGCCGTTCTCTTCAATGCCTGACCAATCCAAAATGCAAACAGCAATATCTTCAATCCGCCTTTTCTTTGCCTTCTCGATATCTTCATCGGAAATCTCTTTTTTCTTCGGATTGCGTTTCATTGAGTCCATATCCTCACGAGCGTTTTTAATCGCCTTATCCATAAAGATTTTGGAATCCACGCCGACAACTAAAAAGGAAACTTCTTTAATCGGCTCCGAATATCCGGGCGGTGTCGGATTAAATATTACTCCCTTATTTGCCATTGTTCTTGTATCAAACTGTTTTAAGTCCACAACCCCCCCCTTATGATTCGCTCGGAGCTACTTCGATAATATCGTCGTCTATTTCAAGCAAGCAACTTGCTTGAACGATGTTATCCACGCTTCCGATATTGGTTGTATAGCTCACAACCTGCGCGGAAAAATAGATCTCGGTAGTATCCTGCAAAACAATCTTAAAGGCGTAACTGTCGTCTCTGTCAAGAGCGTCAAGCAGAATATCGTGCCCGTCATCTGCTGGCACTCTAGCCATCTGCATATTGACAGAGCCTTCGTTATAAGAGCCTTTTCTCTTAACTGTTTTGCGGTCTCCAAGCGGTTTATGCGTTACCACGATATATTCTTTCCCGAACTCACCCAAATCAGTTACTTCACCGATTTCAGTATATTCCACCGCTTCCATGCTTGACTGATCGTATGTTTCTGGCAAAGTTCCTACATATATCTTAGTTCCTGCCGATGTGAAAACTTCTTCACTCATAATATTTCCTCCTACTTAAATTTATTTACTTGTTCTTTAACCGTCCGGCTAAATTCCCTTGCTACTATCCTTACCATTCCTTTCGGAGCTTGAACGGAATATCCACCCTTTGTTCTTTCGGTTTTATAAGCTCCTTGCGGATATAAACCATATTCCAAAACTCTAATGTATGGCAAGTTATTGGTTAAATAAAAAATATTACCAGCCGCGCCATTTGATACTTCTTTTGCCTTTTGTTTGGTTGCCGCCCCATCTTCATCTTGAAAATCAAGAACACCTTGCGCCGCGCTATTAAGTGTTGGTTGCCAATTACCTCTAGCCGTACCGCCCCTTCTCCCACCACCTCTCCAAACGGGCGTTTGCTCAATAACAGCATCAGACATAGCAAAGCAAACTTTATTAATAATGTTTTGCGCTTTCATTCCTATTTTTGCCGCCCACCGGTCAAGCTCTGTCAATTTATACGTTGCCATAAACCGCCCTGTAATTAATACTCACTGGAAGATAACACCACCCGTCAACAATCATAATCGGCGCAATGCTCCCCGATTCTATATAAATATCATCGTCTAACTTACCAACTGCAAATAATTCTAGTATCTCTTCCGCCCATGTCCTTAAGTTATAAGTGCCGTAGCCAGCCTCCCCGCACACTGTAATTTGGTATATACCACGGTAGTCTTTGCTGGATAGTTCCGAAAGTCCGATAGGCACGGTAGAGGCTGGCAAGAAGTTTTCACGCAAATAAATAGTGCCCGGCGTTGGAGTAAAATCTTCATTCTCCATAGCAATGCTTGGCTTCCCGGCAAGCGTGTTTAGCTTTGTTCTTAATGTTTCATAAATAGTTGAATTACTCATTTTTACCTTTCAAGAAATCAATAACCCATGCTTTAAACTCTGCGTTATTCCGTAATGCGAAATAAAGAACAATCGGACTTGCAATTAAGCAAGCAATTCCAATAATGATAATACTTAAAAAACAACCCATTTTCTAATTCTCCTTTAATATTTTTTGATAGCATTTTATTTGTGCTTCACGCTTCAAAGCGTAATCAGTTAATGCGTTATGATTATCTAATATCGCCTTATCATCCGCCGGAGTTTTCAGAACAGGTCTATCCGGCTCAGGACAATAGATGCTAGGATTAACCTGTATTGTTTTACATCCCTGCATCGTTAAAACGATTAGTAATATTGTCATAAACATTATAATACTCTTCATTTTGCTTTTTTCCTTGTATGTTTAGATTTTCAATTTTAATTCGCATAAGTTCTTTTTCTTTACTTAACTTGTTAGCTTTATCAATATAAACTCTGATTTCCTTTTGCGCTTTTTCATAATATTCAATTTGTTCTTTTTGCGCCTTCTTTATCTGCTTATCTAATCTAATCTTATAGAATACAGCAACGCCTGAACTTATTAAAAATAATAAGATTACGAAATAAATAATATAATTTTTGAAACTACTTATCATTTTCTACACCGCCTGTTTTTTGTGAGCCTTCGATCACATTTCCAAGTTTCCAAACTCCAAAACTCACTGTAAAAAATCCAATAATTAGGCTAGATAAATCTTTCAAGTTTGTTTTTACTTCTTCGTTAAAAGCTCCGATTACTACAAGCATTAATATGGTCATGGTAATGACTAAATTAACGAACCAGCCGCGTATTGTCTTGTCTTGATAATTCCAAATAAAGTTTTTCATTACCATTTTCCCTCGTGTTCTAAGCTATAATGATTCATGTCGTGTAGTATTCGCGGTGCGCCTCCAATATCATCCCAATAGTCGTGCAAATGATTATGACCGGTTCCATCAGCCAAAAACTTCCCGTCTTTAAACAGGTTTAAATCAATTGCTAATCTGATATAATGATTACTGTCTTTTTTATGTCCGCTTGTGGCATAGGCATCACCGAGCGTTATTTCATAGCCAAGTCCGTAGGCATATTGGATTAATTTAGCAACCATTAATGCAAACTTGCTTTGCTTTTGTCTTAGTGTCATTATTTATTACCTTTTTTAATTTCCTTGACATCGGATTTTATCTCGCTTAATGTTTCCTTGATGTAGCATATGTCAGTATTATAGACATTCTTATCAACTTTGTTTTCTTTTAGTTCCCGTATCGTTTGTGCGTTACTCTCGACCTTTCCCGGCAAATCCCTGATTGCCGCAAATGTCCATAAGACTATAGCAGTAATAACAATCGCCATTAATATTGTCTTTCCTAACCTTGAAAGTTCTCCCATTATTAACTCCTTATCTGGCATATATACACTATGTCCTCCGCTGACCGCCGAACCTTCTTAACATTCATAACGCGGTAACGCTTGCCGTCAACAGTAACAAACCAGCCCACTAATGGACGAGAGCTTACTTTTTCACAAATCAATTTTATATCACCGTCTTTTATTGCAGTTCCGTTAATCTCAAATCCATGGTAATTAGCCGGATAACCATAACCGCTTATTGTGTTTTCAACTTCAAGTGAAGGTCGTCCAGTATCAGGGTCTAAAGTGCCGCCCGTGTAATAAGTGAAAGTAATTGCTTCACCATATTGAGCCAATAATCTTGAAGCTGTTAAGGCTAAATCAACGCTCATAATTAACCCCTAACCACGTTAAACCCAGAGCCGCCGCCGGTTAAATAAGGCGCAAGCAATAAATTCAGGTGTGGATATAAGTCATTACTGCTTGAACCTTCAGAATATTGAACCTCTAAAACATCAACCTTTTCTCTAATTACCTTCTTTGAGATTGCTGCAAGCGGGTCTCCACCGGCATCATAAATCAAAGCACAAACCATTTGAGCAGTTTTAATCTTGTCAGGCACTTCGTCATCATCATCTCTTGGAAATTCCAAGTCTTGATCTTCATCGTATTTTTCACCGCTAAAGGGCTGCAATTCCAGCCAGTCCAACGCCTTTTGAAGTAATACCGCTTTATTACCTGATATTGTTATGCCTCTTGCTGTAGCATAAGCCTCAAGTTCATCTTCACTTACATAGCCAATATCTGCCATTACATTGCCCTCGCTTGATTAATATGGTTTTGTTTTCTACCTATTGTCCGGCCTTTTTTGTTTAAATTATAAGCATATTCTCCTCTATAATCACCCGGATAAACAATTTTACCTATTGGGTTTTGATTATTAAGTGGCGCGCCTTCCTCGTTAAGTATTTTCATCATCGCTTCTTTGTCTGGCATAATATCAATTCCGTCACCAATCGCCCTTAAAACTCCAGTAGCTTCGTAACGTCCAGCCGCTATTTTGTATCTCATTCCTAAGTCAAGATTGAATTGATAATCTTTACGAGCGATATTTCGTTCCGGCGTAACTTCATGGAATAAGTGATAAGCGTCACCCCAGACCCTTAGCGAGTTATTTTTATTCACATAAGCGCAACAGGCATGATAAAAACTTCTATCTTCACCACCCCATGATTCAAATCGTTCATCATATCCGCCGATTGCTTTCCAAAGACTTCTAGGAATTGCTAAAGCTCCGCTTGCATGTTTAATAACTAAGCGTCCCGGCAAGTGTGGAATAGTTCCCGACCTTAACAAGTCTGCCGTTCTATCTCGTTTCATTCTGTAATAGTGAGTATAGGCAATTACTAATTCGCCTGTCTGATTTGCAAGATAAGCAGCAGCCCACATCTGATGGAGTGGGACAATCGTATCAGTATCGACAAAGAAAACAACCTGACAATCTGGATTTTCAAAAGCCTTATTCGCGGCGGCATTTCGTGCGGCAGAACGATTAAAGGTTTCACCTTCGGCCGTTCCGTAAATTATCTTTCCGCCATAAAATCCTTGAACAAACATTCTTGCGGCTTCACGCATTGGCGAACCATACCGCCACGGAGCGCAAATACTTACATTGGTTTTATGCTCGTAATATCTGCCAACGAAGTTAGTCCACTCCAAAGGTGAATCAAAATCATCTGTCCAGTCGTCAATTATAGTTTGTCCGGGAGTTGTAAATAATTCTCGTGGGCTAACCTTCTCGTGTAAATCTGAATGACCAAGCAAAGAAGCGTAAAGTGTTCGCATGTGATCTTTTTTAATACGCTTTGTTTTCACAAGCTCAACAATTCTATGACAGTGTTTTAAAATGCGCTCATGGTCACTTGCACCAAAAGACACGGCAAAGGTTTCATCCCATCTATGGCCGGTAATAGCACTTGCCCACGGTCTGCGAAACATATGGAATTGCTCGCCTTTATGAGATACTATCTTATCAATAGCATCTTCGGAGTAATAGCAATCAGCAAACGCAATTATGGTTAAGCCGTCTTTATTCCACAGCTCTTTTGTAGCTAATAGCTTATCTTCATTGGTTTTTGTAGGGAATGGATTATCAAGTGTGATTCGCTCACCGTATCTGTCATCATTCGGCGCGATTAAAATAACTTCGCAACCACGCTCTTTAAATAAGCGTCTTGCACGGTCTAAAACCGTTTCACCGTCAATAACAACAAAATGTTTTGGCTTTCCTAAAAATGGATGCTCTTTTTCAATAGGGTCATTGAGCGCACCGGGAACATCCCAACGTAAGCCGTTACCTTGAGCCAGTAATAATACTCGCATAGTTGCTCCCTATTTTTTAATAGGCGGGAGTATTAAAACCCCCGCCATTTATATCGTCAAGAGCTACTTATGAAGTTTCAGTCGTGTCAATCAAAACACCGGCACAATTCTTATCGTCAGTGGCATACTGTGTCCAGTTATCGGAAGTCCCCAGACTGGTCTTGTTCGGATTAGCAGAACCGCTATACGAGAAGCCAAGAACTTCAATATTGAACACACCTTCACCCCTGAACCCCATAGCCAAGTTCGTTCTATCGTTAATCTGATAGGAACGAACTCCGGGAGCTTGTGATTCAATTACACTGATTGCACCTGCCTGTAATCCGAGAATAGTATCATCAGAAGCAACATCTGTGACCAGAACCGGGCGGCCTAACGTGCCGGGAGAACCACCGTAAATGACAGTTCCGATTTCCTCGGTTCTTTCACCGTCAATTGCTTCATCAATAACATCAAAGAACAGGCTGGAGTTCATTACCCAAAGGGCAATCCGGTCGGCTCTATCGCCAAACGGACGTAATCCTTGTGTAAATATCTTTTTGC